CCCCGCTCCCCGGGCCGGGCTCCCCGGGCCGCGCGTCGTGCTCCCCGGGCTCGAGCTCCCCGGGCCGGGCTCCCCGGGCCGGGCTCCCCGGGCCGGGCTCCCCGCTCCCCGGGTCCCTTGCCGCCGACCGCGCCCGACGGCGCCCGCGCCGCGACCCCCGGGCCCCGCTGCGAGGCCGGCCTAAGCGCAGCGGGGTCAAAAGCCCGATTTTGTACATACTAGGGGTCGTAAAACACTTTTGATTTAGCCCCGGCCCCGAGCCGCGAATTGTTCCACGTGAAACATTTTCCTGCTGCCCCTGTATCTGAGGTAAGTGAGTACTCACTAACCTTTGTCTAGGTTAGTGACCACTAACCTATGGAGCTTTATGCAATATATGTATATATTTCAAGGAGATACGTTTTCACCGGCCATTTTTTCCCCTGTAAGTGACCCGCGATCCGTGGTCCTAGAAAGGCCCCCCTTTGTTTTTGTAATTGAGAGGCCGGGGGTATATATGTAATATGAAAAAATAAACAGGTGTTGTAGGAGTGTGTATGAAGTCTGAGATGTTTGATGTAGACGGTCATCGGAGGAAGCTTGAGCTTCGGATGATGCAGTTGGATGCGCAGGAGAAGGCGCGGCAGAAGTTCTTGTCGTTCTGTCAGTACGTGTGGCCGGAGATGCTGGTGGGGGAGCACCATCGGCTGATTGCGGAGAAGTTGGACGCGGTGGTGGAGGGCCGTTGTAAGCGGTTGATGATTGCGATGGCCCCGAGGCACGGGAAGAGTCAGATGGGTAGTTATCTGTTTCCGGCGTACCTGATGGGCCGTTTGCCGCGATCCAAGTTGATTGTGGGGTCGCACACGGCGAGTTTGGCGGAGAGGTTTGGCCGGAGTATTCGTAACTTGGTGATGGACAGTCGGTTTAAGGAAGTGTTCCCTGACTTGAAGATTTCGGCGGATTCGAAGGCGGCGGGGCGGTGGGACACGAGTGCTGGAGGGGAGGCGTTTTTTATTGGTAAGGGCGGTGCGATGACGGGCCGTGGGGGTGACATTGTTATTTTGGATGACATCTTGGATGAGCAGGATGCGATGTCGGACACGGCGATGGACAACACGTTTGAGTGGTACACGTCGGGGCCTCGTCAGCGTTTGCAGCCGAACGGGGCGATTATTGTGATCAACACGCGGTGGCGGACGGACGATTTGACGGGGAGGCTGTTGCGGATGCAGGGGCAGCCGAGGGCTGACAAGTGGGAGGTTTTGGAGTTTCCGGCGATTTTGCCGTCGGGGAAGCCCTTGTGGCCGGAGTTTTGGAAGTTGGAGGAGTTGGAGAAGGTCCGGACGGCGATTGGGGTGAGGAAGTGGAATGCGCAGTGGCAGCAGACGCCGACGGCGGAGGATGGGGCGATATTGAAGAGGGACTGGTGGAGGCGGTGGAAGTATGACGAGCCGCCGCCGGTGGAGTATGTGATTCAGTCGTATGACACGGCGTATTCAAGGAAGGAGACGGCGGACTATTCGGTGATTACGACGTGGGGTGTGTTTTACCCTGACACCGACTCTGGGCCGAACATTATCTTGTTGGCGGTGTGTCGCGGGCGGTGGGACTTTCCTGAGTTGAAGCGGATTGCGCGGGACGAGTACCGCCATTGGCGGCCGGACAATGTGTTGATTGAGGCGAAGGCGACGGGGGTGGTGTTGCAACAGGAGATGCGTCGGATGGGGATTCCTGTGACGATGTATAACCCCGGGGGACGGCGGGCGGGTCAGGACAAGGTATCGCGGGCGAATGCGGTAGCGCCGATGTTTGAGGCGGGGATGGTGTGGGCGCCTGAGACGGAGTGGGCGGATGAGTTGATAGAGGAGTGTGCGGCGTTTCCGAACGGGGACAATGATGACCAAGTGGATTCGACGACGCAGGCGTTGTTGCGGTTCAGGGCGGGGAATTTTGTGGCGTTGGACATAGATGAGAAGGATGAGGCAGCGGCGGAGGTTGTGAGGGAGTATTATTGAGGGCTAGAATGCAGGGGGCGTAGGTCTTTGCGAGGGGTGTAGCGTGGCGACAGCACAAGAGATTCGGGACTGGTTTGCGGCGAACCCCGGCGCGAGTGATGCGCAGATTGCGCAGGCGATGCAGGCGAACAGTGTGTCGTCTGACGCGGTGGCGGCGGCGTTGGGGGTTGACCCGGGCATGGTAGCGCAGCGGTATGCGGCGGCCACTGCTCCCGCTCCCGCCCGGAGTTCTCCTCCCCCTGATGACATTCTTTCCCCTGACGCCTTTGCCCCCTCCTTAGCAGTGACCCCGGAGACGTGGCGCCTTGGGGCGTCGGGGGGCCTGCTGAATGCGCGCCGCGCTGGCCAGACGGACGACCAGTACTACGGCGCGGTGGCCATGGCGGCCAACAAATGGCTCGCGAACCCCGGCACGGCGGCCGAGGCGTTTGATGCGATGTCGAAGGCGGGGATCAGTGTGAGTGATCTGCTGAATGCGGGGATCACGCAGTCCACGATTGACAAGGCGTTGACGGTGCCCACGGACCCCGTGCAGCTAGTGACGAACACGACGGCGTTGAATTCGATGACGTCTAACTTGGCGAAGAACCCGCTGATGGCGGCCGAGATTGGCCGCACGGGCCTTGAGACGATTTACAAGAATGCGCGGGAGTATGTGGGTGCCTTGCAGCAGGGCGGACTGACTGATGAGGAGCGCAATCGTCTGCGCGAGGCGGCGGCGGGGCAGGGCTGGAGTTTTGCTGACATCCGCGCGGCGGGCCTTGATCCGACGTTGTTGTTCGGGAAGGCGCAGGAGGTCAAGCCCCCTGTCACGCCTGTCACGCCTGTCACGCCTGTCACCCCGGCCGTGCCCGGCACGGTGACCCCTGTCTTCCAGCCCCCTGTCCCTTACACGCCGGTCACTGTTTACGACCCCAACAAGTTTGTGCGGGAGAACGCAGGCGCCGATCTTTATGCACGCGGGGAGCCGGCGCTGGACACGGCGTTCCGTGAGAGCCCTGTCAGAACAGTAAGCCCGGTAACCGGGCAGTACATGTACACGCCGGCGGCCAAGTTGCGGCCGGCGACGGGGGCCGGGTGGAGTTGGACGCCGCCGGTGGTGACGAGCCGCCCGAGGCAGTTGCTGGATGTGGGGCCGACGGCGAGTGCCTCGCAGTTGTATGCGCAGGGCCGGTCCGCGCAGGACCGTGCGTTGCGCAATGCCTTTGCTTCCCGAAGCTTGCCGATGTCTGCGGCGAACACTTACTACTGGCAGTCTCGGCTGCGGGGTGGGGATTACAGTCCGGGTGGGGTGTTTGACCCGAATGCGTTTCAGGCGGACTTTGACACGTGGTCCGCGAACCTTCCTCCGTCGGGAGGTGGGACGCCGACGGTGTCCACGACGGAGCAACTGCAGCCGCAGATGTTTTTGAACATGCAGCCGCAGATGTTTGCGGAGGGCGGTGAGGCGACGGCATCGCGGAGGATGCTTGAACAAATAAAAAAAGATGACGGCACTGGAGCGGATGCCTCCAGTGCCGGGGTAGATCGACTGCTTAGTGACCCGGGGATGTTGGGCAAGATTGCGCGGATGATGGTGGCGTCCAACAAGGGGTTGAGCAGTACGACGGACTATCTGTTTGGTGACACCCCTGTGTGGCAGGCGAAGAAGTATGCGGAGGAGATGTCCAAGCAGAGCTTCCCTGATGACAGCAGTTGGGGAGGGCAGGCGGATGCGCTGCGTCATATTTTGTTTCAATCGGAGTTGACGGATCGTCTTGGTGAGAACTGGGCCAAGGGGGTTGGTCTTGCCAATGAGTACGTGTTGGGGCTGGGGTCTTCGGCGCCTGATCGTGAGATGGATTTTGCCAATGATGCCTTGGGCCGGGATATTGGTCTGTCGGGGGGCACGCAGGAAGAGCGGCTGCAGCGGGCGCTGGACGCGATTAATAGTGGCAAGGCGCGGTTGTTGACGGAGCGTGAGAAAGGCTTCGCTGACGGCGGTGAGGTTCGCGGGAAAGCGGCGAGCGAGCTTGGGGCGTTTGATCAGTTGGTAGCGGCAGAGCGTGCGGCCCGGTTGCGCGAGGCGGGCACGCCGCTGGAGCGGTACACCTACGAGGCGCTGGGCATGGAGCCGGGGTTGGACCGTGCGACGTTCTTGCCGTATGCCACGGCAGAGGGCGGACGCAAAGAGTTCGCGGTGCCGGGGCTGTTGTATGAGGCGGGCAAGGCGTTGATGACGCCGGGCGCGGCGGCGAGTGGCGTGCCCTTGTCGTATGAGGATGTGGCGAATCTTGCCGGCAACGTGATGGGTGGCGGTCTCGGCGTCAGCTCCCCGGTGGATGGTGCAGTAGCCGGGATGGCAATGAAACAGAAAGGCGGTAACTGGCTGGCTAGAAACATTGAAAATCAGGTTGAACTACTGATGCTAGACCCTGCGCATAGGGACGAAGCATTGATGCTCGGTGGCGACTGGGAGCGGTATGTGGACACGCCTGAAACGCAACGGCAGATTGCGAGGAATGCCGCCATCAACCGCTGGCTGGAAACCAAGCTCAACCGCTACATCCGCAATGAGATGGGCACGCCGGAAGACCCGGTTCGGGCGTTAGCCGAACGCGGAATTCTGCACATTCGTCCATATGAAGTTGCTACTCAAAACATCAATCTGATGGGCAAGCGTCTCGGTGCAGGCATGCCCATCATGCCAATGGGCGTCAGCCCTGCAGCGCGATATTGGGAACACGCTACAGACACAGCGATAGATTCATACCCTGCCAGTGCGTACAAATACGGCGCTCTTAATAAGAAGTTTTTGGAACGCAACCCTTGGTTGATGCAAGTGCCAGACGAAGCGATGGTCAGCCGTGTCAAAGGCGTAGTAAACAATCTAGGTTTCGAGCACCTCATAGACGAGCTGAAGAATGCGATGGACCCAACAACAACCCTCCCGAACAACCTGCGCATTCAACCCAAAGACCTCGACAAGATCACCGTGCCGCAGGCCGTGGAGCGCGTTGCGCGCATCAACGACTGGCGTACGCAAGAAGCGATTCGTGCCGAACGTGAAGGCATGCTGGCCAACTTGCAGGCCACGCCTCGGCTTGATGTGCCGGAGTTCAGCCTGTCGTTCACAGAGCAGCCCGGGGGTAAGTGGGTAGACATTCCCGAGACGGTGGACGAGAAAGGATTGACGATGTGTACTTCCATCGGCAAGGCAGGCGGCTGGTGTACGCAAGGCCAGAATTTGGCTCGGAGATACGGCTCAGGCAAAAATCGGCTCGCAGCGCTCGTGGACGCTGAAGGTCGTCCGCATGCGCAGGCAATGATCAAGGGCACCGAAAGATCAGCGTTTGATGAGTGGTACGACAGATTGATACGCTCCATGCCTGATCTACATCAGGCATATGTTGATGAGTTCCTCGCTAAAAACCGGCAATCTTCCACTCAAACGGAGTCGGATCCGTGGGGTCCGTTTCAGCAGTTTTTGATTGATGAAATGGGTGCCCCGAGTCCTTCGTTACCTGTCTTTGACATCATCGAACTCAAGCCACCGGGCAACACGTTCAACAGCGACCGTGCGCAAGAGTACATCAAGCGCGATCCGCAATACAAAGACAAGGTCACAGAGTCGGTGGTGAAGTTCCTCAACAGCGGCAACTGGGGGGAAGTGAGGGACCTGCACCACTACGACATCTTTGACATCACAAGTCTTACGCAGCCGCTAAAACAGGAAGCCTTGCAGCGCGCTCTAGAGAAGGGGGCAAAAATTCCTCGTTTTGTAACCGAAGAACAGTTGACAGCGTTGTTGGATCGTTACGAACCGGAAGGTTTCGCCAAGGGCGGTGAGGTCAGCACGGAAGAGCAGACGAATAGCCGTAGTATGTTGCAGAAGTTGCTGTCGCTGGACACGCCGCAGGATATGACTACGGGTGAAACCGCACTGGATATCGCAGCGGGCTTCGTGCCCGGCGTTGGTACGGCGCAGGGAGCGCGGGACTTTGAACGTGCCCGGAGAGAGGGCGACATGCTGGGGATGGGGCTGAGTGCCGCCAGCATGGTTCCGGTGGTCGGCGGTGCCGTAAGAGCAGCGCGCAGGGGTGCCAAGGTGGCAGGCGCATTGCCGGCCAACTCAGCGGAAAGACTGGCAAACCTTGAACGGTTCATGGCGGGCAGCAAAGTTATAGATGAGTCAGGCCAGCCAGTAGTGCAGTATCGTGGCATGACGCACGGAGACATCGACCCAACTCAAACCAAAGGGGGAAGGAAGCTGATATTTACAACCCCTGATAAGTCAACTGCAAATAACTTCGCAATGATTCGCGGCCGCGATCCCGATGCTAGCCCGTATGTCGCCCCGCTCTATGTCAGAGCACAAAACCCTTTTGATTTTACCAACAAGGCTCACATCGCGCAGATGGAAAGGGAATTACCAAAAATACTTTCAAGATCAAGCCCATCGCGGGAGCCTATGACGCGAAGCGAAATTAAGGATGCGATTGCCGCGATTAGACGAGGGGATTGGGGGGCGATTGAGGATGTTGCAGAAAACACTGATTATTTTGAGCGAGCCGGTTTCGATTCGCTGTATGTCAATGAAGGGGGTGTAAAAAATCTCGCTGTTTTCGACCCCACCCAGATCAAATCCGCCATCGGCAACGAAGGCACCTTCGACCCTGCGAATCCTGTGATCACCAAAGCCAACGGCGGCGAGGTCAGCACGGAAGAGCTGATCGCGCAGATGGACCGGATCGGCGCGGGGCCTGCGCAAGACGATAGCCGTGGGGCCTATGACCTGTTGGTCGAGGCAGAGCGCCGGGCCGCGAATAAACCTGACCGGGTACGCACGGAGAGTCGCGGGCTGCTGGACAGGTTGAACGCAGGGGTGCTGGAGAATGTGACGGAGCCGGTGGCCGGCTCGCTGGTGGACATGACGGTAGGGCTGGGGGACATTGGTCAGATGGCGACCAAGTACCTTGCCGGTCGCACGCGTGGTCCGTTGGCGCAGCGGCTCTTGGGCGCCGACCCGATCAAGGGGGTTGAAACTGAGCCTTACACGCCGATGGCGCCGAGGGTGCGTGAGGCGTTGGGCTTGTCCGGATATGACCCTGAGCATCCGGTGGCGGTAGGCACGCAGATCGCGATGCCTGCTTTGCGTGCCGCGACGACAGTAGGGCGGGCGGCGAATGCGGCAAATGCCTTACAGATGGCGACCCGCGCTCCGCGTCCTCGTCCGGGATCGGCGCAGGAGTTGCTGATGCGGATAGCGGGAGAGGGAGCGGCCGAGACGCAGCGGTATGCCGGGGCGGAGCTTGGCGCGACGATAGCGAGGGATGTTGCGCCGGGAAACACGGCGGCGGAGTTGTTGTCGGCGGTGGCGGGCAGCACGGTGATCAACACCCTGCAGAGCTTGGACCCCCGTGATTTGAACCGTGTTATGACTGGGATGACGCAGGTATACAGTCACCGGCCGACTCCGGAGCGTCCGTTTGTAGGGCGCTTGGATAGCTACATTGCCAACCTTGATGTGGGCCGCATAAGTCCGAAGGAGTTGCTGGCGCGCATGCAGGGCAAGTTCAGGGGGCCTGAGTTGTTGCGTGTAGAGCGTGCGTTTGATGGCGCGGACATGAATGCGAAGCTAACGCCTAGCGAGGTATTGGAAAAACTGCAAGGGGCTTACGATCCGTCGGATTTGGAACTGGTTACTTTGCGCAAGCCCGCGCCTTACCGCAACATGGACAACCCATGGGAAGATAGCCCTGATTCCATGCAAAGCACCATCATACTGCGGCGGAGCGGGCAAGGCCTGCCACCGGACATAGCGAAACGGGCAGAAAACGCAAAAAACGCTTTGGGAGACATAGAGGCCTTGAGACAAGGGGGTCCATTTACCGCTGACTCTCGTTGGGTTGAAAACCTGCTCGACCCGGACATACTTGAAGGCTATACAGGATCACTGGCACGTGTTTTTTCAGGCCTTCCCGATGACACTTCGCAATTCGTACTTGAGCGGCTGGACAACTTGGAAAGTCTGGCAAGGGGTCGTCAGGAGCAGGCACGGGAATTGGGCGTCATTTGGTCAAGGGCGGGAGAGGTCAGCCAAGAACTATTTGATGCTGAAAAGGCATGGCTGTTGCAGCAAGGCGGCATGCCCGGCCGAGACCTTTTGAGGCAGGCCTACGTCAATGCGTTCAAGCAAAACTATGACAATCTTGTGGCCGCCACAGCCTCGGCAAGCAGGTACCCGGATAATTTCATCAACCTGCCCACGCCCGATAATGTGACGACGCCCGGGCAGGCAACGGAATTCATCCAGCAAATCCTTCAACCGGCTATCGACGAGCGTATTTTTCGGCTATCGAATTCCACGCGCGCGAGGATCGCCGAGCAGCTTAACTTGCTGCGTAAGGATGAGGTGTACAACGAGCTCAAAAGACTCTCTAGTTTGAAGGCATCCACGGCGCCTCCCGGGGTGAATCCTGAATACAAAGGCCAGCACACAAGCGTGACAGACAACCTGCCGGGGGTCATATCTTTTAGCAGGGCGACGGATACCACTGCAGACATCCCCGGCATGGGACAGACGCAGGGTATTTACCTGCATGAGCTGCAGTCTGACCTGCTGGACGACCTGAGAAAGCGTGGGGGCGGCATTCCGCGTGGCACCACTCCGAAGGAATTAGATCAGATCATCGCCAAGAGCAAAGAGCAGATAAACGCACTGGACCAAAAAAAGGATATCATTGAGCAACAATACAACAACGCGCCTGTGTTTTCGCAGGAAAGAACACAGGCACGAACACAACTAGACAGACTGGAAAGTCAACAGCACGACCTTCGGCTTCGATCTCTTTTTGCCCTTGAGCAAAAGGAGGGGAAAAGACGCCCATTTGGATTGGACGAGGCTTTCCCGGGCATGACGACCGACTCCAAGTCGGTGCAGACCATGATGATCAAGGCGGCGGTCTCGTCAGCCATGCAGCGTGGGCTGGGATTCGTGGCGCTGCCTTCCCAGCAGTTCTCAAGTCAGAAGCAGTTGTATGAACGCCTGCCGCAGAATGCGAAGGAGGTCGTGAAAGACCTTGGCGAGGGCTTCACGCTCCAGCAGATCAACCTTCGTAACCGCAGTGGCGAGTTCCCGGTGCTGGCCATTACGTGGGACCAGTCCACGGCCGAGGGCCGCGAGGGGCTGAACAGGGTGATCACGCGGGGGGTTCCGTTCAAACACGGCGGAGAGGTCACGACTGATCCCGAAGATGTGCAAAACCTGATATCCTACTTGAACAAATAACCAGCAGGTATTGAGGCATGGCAGTCTACAAAGCAGTGAATCCCGCTCCGGAGACGGAATTGATTGTGGTGGAGGAGACCCAATCGCCTGACGTCGAGGTCATGGTTGACGACGAGGGGAACGTAGAGGTTTCTCTGGATGCTTCGATGGACGATGTTGGCTTTTATGACAACATTGCTGAGATGGTAACGGAGCAGGATCGGGCGCGCATAGCGCTGGACATGATGTCTTTCTTTGAGGCGGACAAGGCCTCGCGTGGGGAGTGGGAGAATCAGTACTCCAAAGGGCTGACGCTGTTGGGTTTCCGGATGGAGGAACGCACGCAGCCTTTCCGTGGAGCGTCTGGCGCGGTTCACCCGATGCTTACTGAGGCGATTATTCAGTTCCAAGCGCAGGCGTTTAAGGAATTGATGCCAGCAGAAGGCCCTGTGCGGACCAAGATCATGGGCAAAGAGACCTTGGACAAGGCACAGCAAGCGGGTCGTGTGCAGGATTTCATGAACTACCAGATCACCACGGTGATGGAGGAGTTCACGCCAGAGATGGACCAAGCACTTTTCTACCTTGGATACGGTGGATCGGTGTTCAAAAAGGTTTATTACGACACCCAACTGGGCCGAATGGTGTCAAAACTGGTGCTTCCGGACGATTTTTTCATTCCGTACTCGGGTTCTTCGGTCATTGGGCAGTGTTCCCGCATGACGCATCGCATTGCGATGTACGAAAACGACTACCGAAAGCGTGTTTTTGCGGGGGAATACCTTGATTACAAGGCACTTCCGGACGACAACAACCTTCCACCGAGTGATATTCAGGCGCAACTGGACCGAATTGTCGGAATTTCGCCGACAACGGAGAACGAAGACATCTTTCTGTTGGAATTTCACGTCTATTTGGACCTTCCGGGTTTTGAAGACGTCGATGAGGACGGCAATCCGACCGGGATTAAGCTGCCTTACGTGGTAACGCTTGAGGAAAACAGCGCAAAACTGATTGGTATCCGTCGAAATTGGACGGAAGACGATCCGTTGAAGCTTCGAAAGGAGTTTTTTGTGCATTACGTGCTGGTGGAAGGCCCCGGCGCGTATGGTTTGGGCTTTGTTCACCTGATTGGCGGCCTTTCCAAGGCCGCAACGAGCGCTTTGCGGCAGTTGTTGGACGCGGGAACGCTGTCTAACCTGCCTGCCGGTTTCAAAGCGAAGGGTGCGCGCATTGCGGACGACGATAATCCGATCCAGCCGGGTGAATGGCGGGATATTGACGCTGGCGGCGCGGAGTTAAGCTCCAGTTTGATGCCGTTGCCTTACAAAGAGCCCAGCCAGACCTTGTTTGCGTTGCTGGGGTTCACGGTAGACGCTGGCCGGCGGCTGGCGGGCATCAGTGACATGCAGGTGGGGGATGCGAATCAGCAGGCGGCCGTCGGGACGACGATTGCGTTGCTTGAGCGTGGCGCGCTGGCGATGTCGGCTATCCACAAGCGGCTGCATTATGCACAGAGTCAGGAGTTCAGGATGTTGGCGGCCGGGTTTGGCGCCTTTTTGCCTGACGAGTACCCCTATGACGTGCCCGGCGCCTCGCGGTACATCAAGAAACAGGACTTCAACAACTTGGTAGCGGTGCTCCCGGTTGCTGATCCGAACATCTTCTCGACCGCGCAACGGATTCAGTTAGCGCAGGCACAATTGCAGTTGGCGCAACAGGCGCCGAACATGCACAACCTGTACGAGGCGTACTATCGGGTGTATGCGGCACTGAACGTGCGAGACATTGACGGCATTTTGCGGCCGCAGAATACTCAGATGCCGAAGGATCCTGCGCAGGAAAATGCGGATGTGATGGACAGCATGGAGTTGAAGGTTTTTGCTGGTCAGCAGCACGATGCGCATATCCTTTCCCACCTGATGATGGGGCTTTCGCCGATGCTGCAAGCCCTTCCGCAGGCGGCCATTGAGTTGCAGAAGCATATTTTGGAGCATGTTCGGGTCAAGGCCGAAGAAGATACGGCGGCGGAATTGTTCCTGCAGTATGGGACTGACCCTGACCGCATGGTGTCTGATTTGCAGCGCGAGGCACTGGTCGCCATCAAGGCTACGCAATACATGCAGCAGGTTCGGGACATGCAGAACGGCCTGACTGGCCAGAATAACCAACCTGATCCTGTCGTTCTTCTGAAGGAGAAAGAAATTGCGATCAGAGCGCAGGCTGAACAAAATCGGGCGGCCGAAGCCAAGGCCAAGTTGAGTTTGGACACTCAGAAGGCGCAACAGAACATGCAGATGGCGCAGGCACGTCTTGCGTCACAGGAACGGATAGCGGGTCAACGAGCTAGTACGGCGCGTGAGCGCATCGTAGCGGCGGATTTCATGCAAAGGAGACGGGACAATGCCCCTCAAAAAAGGCAGTAGTCGAAAGGTCATAAGTCAAAACATTGGCGAGATGGTGCGCAGCTACAAGAAGACGGGAAAGCTGGGTACGAGTTCTCCCAAGGGCATGAAGCAGGCGACAAAACAGGCAGCCGCGATTGCCTATGAGTCAGCCGGCAAGGCACGCAAGCCCAAGATGGCAGCAAGCGGTGGGGAGATGAAAAAACCCAAAGGCGCTGTTATGATGGTCAAGCGTCGAGATGCCAACCAAAAGACGGCTATTTATTGAAGACAGGTCCCCAGAGGCACCTAAAGCCTCTGCTTTCATGGGATGTCCATGCTTAAGTTTGCAGAAAGCATATTGCGTGAACTCGATAAGACGATTCGTGACACTGAGATAATGGTTCTCGGGGGTGGCGTGGCCGATATGGAGCGCTATCGTTTTCTCATGGGTCGTCTTGAGGGGTTAAAAATCGCACAACAATCCGTGAGAGACCTGTTGAAAAAACACACTTCGGATGATTTTTAACCACCCTCAGAGAGGAGATGCATGTTGAGTGAGCCAATGACAGAGCTAGAGAAGCTACGCAGACAGCGTGTGCTTGAAAGCGAAAACCGGCCCAAGACCATGGCAGAGGTTTTTGACGACAAGGGCAAGCTGGACACGACGGTGTTGGAATCTGCTATGTCGCATGTCCCACAACCCACGGGGTGGCGCATTGCTGTGCTGCCTTATCGCGGGGCCTCTCAGACCAAGGGAGGCATTGCCTTGACCAAGGAGACGCAGGATCGCACAGCGATTGCTACGACCTGCGCTTATGTTCTCAAAGTAGGCCCGCTTGCCTACAAGGATGAGAGCAAGTACCCGAATGGGCCATGGTGCAAGGAGGGCGATTGGATCATGTTTGGTCGATATGCTGGGGCCAGAATTCAGATAGATGGTGGAGAAATCCGCATTCTGAATGACGACGAGATCATTGGGGTAGTCAACAGCCCTGATGATATTCTGCATTTCTAGGAGGAAGACCATGAACGCGCAAGGTGAGTTTGATATTGGGAAGGACGAGGAGCCTAAGACGGTAAGTCTTAGTGAGGATGGCAGTAACGCAGAAGTCTTGGAGAAAGAAGAGTCTCCGATAGTCGAGACGCTTTCCGAGGAAAAGAAAGAGCATCGGCAGGAGCTTGAGGCCTATGGGTCTACTGTTCAGAAACGGATAGACAAGCTTACTGCGCGACTACGCGAGGCAGAGCGTCGTGAGACGGCGGCTTTGGACTATGCCAAAAGCGTCCAGATGCAGAAGGAGGAGCTGGAGAAGCGCTACCATGCGACAGATTCAGCCCGGCTTAACGAGACAAAGAGCCGAATCGATTCCCAAATACTGGCGTTGAAACAGGTCATCCGCAAGGCAAGGGAAGAGGGCGATCTGGACACGGAGACTGAGGCACAGCAGCGGCTGGCTACTCTTGCGGTAGATCACTCCCGCGTCGTTGAGGCGTCGGCACGTCGTCCCCCCTCTCCACCGGAACAACCCCCTGTACAACAGCCGACTTACCAGCCTTCCCAACCTTCCCAGCCCCCTGCTCAACAGCTTGATCCACGGGCCGAGGAGTGGGCAGAGAGAAACCCGTGGTTTGGCCGTGACGTAGTAATGAGCAGTGCGGTCAGGGGGATTCACATCGAATTGGTGAGAAATCAAGGGTTTGACCCTACGTCGGATGAGTATTATGATGAAATTGATCGTAGGATGCAGACCATGTTTCCGGACAGGTTCAACAAGCAGCCTGCACAGCAACAAACAGCTTCCAGAAGCTCTCGTCCCGTGCAAACGGTAGCTTCTGCAAACCGGGGTACCGGCGCAGCACCAGCACGCAGGCTCGTCAAGCTGACACCCAGTCAGGTGGCGATTGCCAAAAAACTGAATGTTCCTCTTGAGGAATATGCAAAATACGTGAAGGAGTGAGTATGAACGACGATACCTTGAATGTGCCCTCATTAAATCGCGCCCCCCGCAGCACTAGCTCGCGGGAAAAAACGACGCGCCGCAAACCGTGGGCTCCTCCTTCCCGGCTGGATGCGCCCCCTGCGCCTCCGGGGTACCACCATCGCTGGATTCGTACTTCTGCAGGAAATCAGGAAGACCGCAGCAACGTGGCAGGCAAGCTCCGTGAGGGCTATGAGTTTGTCAGGGCTGATGAATATCCGGATTTCCAAGCACCTGTCGTTGAAGACGGACGACATGCCGGCGTAATCAGCGTAGGTAGTCTGGTTCTTGCTCGTATACCAGATGAAACGGTAAAGGAGCGAAACGAGTATTACCAAGCCCGAGCCAAGGACTTTCAGAAGGCGGTGGACAATGAGATGCTTAAGTCCAATCAGCACGACAGCATGCGCATTGAAAAGCCGACACGGTCGTCCAAGACCTCGTTTGGTAGCTCTCAAACATAGTCAAATCAACTCTTTAAAGGAAAAGACAAATGGCAAATGTAGATAAAGCCTTCGGTCTGCGTCCTCTTGGCAACCTCTCTGCTACTGGTGCTCAGAAACAGTACGGTTATCAAATCGCAGACAATCAGTCTGGTGCTATTTTTCAGGGAGACCTTGTCACCCTGAAAGACGGTTACATTCTTCAATTTGATCCGGCCACCCATACCGCTGCGGTAGGCGTGTTCAATGGTTGTAATTACATTGATCCCACCACGGGTAAGCCGACATGGAAGAACTTCTATCCGGGTTCAATCAACATCACGCAGGGCACGATCAATGC